CTCAAGTCATCTTCTGCTCCTTCAGCACTATCAGTTGAGCCAAAACAAGTGTAGAACTGCACTTGTGATGTAGCCAACGAATTTGCTGTTGAGTCGTTTTTAATGTGTCCAATGTTTGCCATCACACCACCTCTATTTCCACCAGCTTCTCTGGCTCCACCACCGTTAGTAGAATTTATAACGGATGCAAAATGGCATTTATTTGTTGCTGAACTAAAGTTGCTTGTAAAGTTAGAACTAAACTCACCCGTTGCGTGGTCAGTTAGAGTGCTTTGATTCAGAGACCCATCAGTCGTTGTATCTACCGCATCATAGTTTACCCAATGCTTTGTTGCTTCTTGCTTAGTCAGCGTAGCCGCACCACCGCCTGTGCTTTGAATGGTATCTGCTTTTAATGTACTCATAGCGTCACCAATGTCCCCCCGCTTTCAACGGTTAATGTAACACCACTAGCCACAGTAAACGGACCAGTTACGTTGGCGTTTTCTGTAGCAAGGATGGTGATGTCAGATGTAAGGGATTGTGCATTAGTACGGAATAGACCGCCGCCTTTGAAGTTACCCTTGTTTTCTTCGGCAGGTACAAGTGTACCACCTTTAGGGGCGAGATAATTAACAAATATATTTGCTGTGCCGCTAGATGGGGCAGCACTAAATGTAAGAGTTGTACCATCAGGAATACTGTATCCTGCTGTGTCTTGCACAACACCGTCTACCGATACAAGAATATCTTGCACAGACGATACAGGTACTGAAAGTGTAAACGTAGTGTCACTACCATCGCCGTTAAATCGCTCAACAGCGGGGGTAGTTATAAACCGTTCAAGTACGTCCTGTCCTAGATACGGCATTAGGTTATCTCCATTATACTCAATGTACCCGATAGCTTATCTGCAACGCTACAGTCTATCGTAATCTGGTCTGTGGTTTCTAGTACAACTTTGTTACCTGCCATTAGTTCCATAGAACCGCCCACGGGAATAGGTGCGTCTTTAATAATTACGCTTGTTCCGTTGGCTGTGTTGTTTGTTACAGCGCGGTTTGCAGTGTCACTGACTAGATTAACCGTAGCAGTCACTTGGGATGTGTGAATGTTACTGAGAATCAAACCCAGAACTACTGTAGTTGTGCTACTAGCAGCGGTGTACATTACGTACGGCGTTCCGCTACTTGCTGGTTCGGCTGCAAAGTTTACAACCTTGAATGTATTAGCCATTTATTTCTCCAAATTGTAGTATAATTATACCATATTCATAACGCTTTGTCAAGCATTTATTTTATCAACCAAGGGCGATAGCCAAGGCGGTCGCTTCGTCGGCAGCAAGGGCTGCTGTTGTGGCACCAATATCAGAAAGAACTTCCGATGCAGAACGGCTTTCTAATCCGTTAGCTGTAAAACGAGCAAACTCATCATCTGCCACAGAGGCACTGTCAATCTTAACAGCGTTGGTGTTTGATATACCAAAGGTAAGTGCAGCTTGACCGCCTATGTCAGACAATACCTCTGATGCAGAACGACCCTCAATAGCTGTACCATCAATACGTAGGAAGTCATCGTCAGCAGCACCGCTAGTAAAAGTAGCTACATTACCACTTGAAATACCAGCAGAAGCAATGTCAGATGTTAACGCAACTGTACCAGCACTAGATGGTAGTATTACAGTTACGTCTGCTGTAGAAGCAGGGCCAATCAGTGTGACAGCATTTGTTCCGTTATCTGTGTCTTCTTTAAAAAGTATAGAGCCAGCAGCAGAAGACGAACCTGTAAGAATAGGTGCTGTCAGATTTTTGTTTGTCATTGTCTGTGAGCCAGTAAGCGTAGCTACTGTGCTGTCAATAGCGACAGTCAACGTGTTACTAGAACCAGAGGTATCAATACCCGTGCCACCAGCAATGTCTAGTGTTTCACTGTCAAGGTCAATGCTAAGTGCGCCACCGCTGTCACCTTGAAAGTCAAGGTCAGATGCAGTAAGCTGTGCATCTACGTAGGCTTTGATAGCTTTAGCTGATGCAAGGGTAGTATCTGTGCCAGCAACACTAGACAGGTCTGTGTCAAGAACACCAGACTTGAGGTTGTCTACCTCAATGTTTGATACAGTATTATTATCTACATCAATAGTTTTATTCGTAAGAGTTTTAGAGGTAGCAGCAAGATACGTATCAAATGTATCTACTGTGGTCTGACGCATTGTGCCGCCATCATTAGTTACAATACCATCGCCACCTGCTACTGCTGTTGTGCCAGCAGAGGTATCGCCATCAACAATGTTTATCTCTGTTGCAGTGGAGGTTACACCATCAAGGATGTTAAGTTCTGCTGCTGTTGATGTAACATTAGTGCCGCCAATGTCTAGCGTAGTCATAGACACTTCGCCAGCTACAGTTAGTAAGCCACTAGCGACAGTCATTAAGTCTGTGTCGTCTGTGTGACCAATAGTAGTTCCATTAATAAGTACATCGTCAATGTCAAGAGAACCACCAGAGATAAGCCCTGTGGTTGTAATGGTAGATGAGCCTGTGTCAATTGTACCAAAGCCAGATGTAATGGAACCAGAATCAAGTGCGCCAACCGTAGTGGCAGCAGTCGTAACTAGGTTAGGCATTGCTGTGATTTCGTCATCAAAATAGGCGGCTAAGTCTGTGACCGCCACCTGTTTCATAGTTCCGGCATCGTTGAATACAACACGGTCAGCATCTACCACAGTCGTAGCGGATGCAGATGTGTCACCATCCATGATGTTTATTTCGGTTGTGGTGACTGTTGCACCATCAAGTATTTCTAGTTCTGCTTCAGATATACCAGCACCACCGATTGTCAGTGTGCCTGATATGTCTACGTTACCATTGATGTCTATAGTAGTAGCAGCAATCTGAATTTCTGTGTCGGCTATAAGGTCAAGCTGTCCATCTGCACTTGAATGAATATAGATAGCTGTATCACGGAACTGCAACTTTTCTGTAGTGGCAATAAGTATGTCATCCGAAAACTCAAAGTAGTCTTCGTCTTCCATCCATTTTAGTTCACCATCATTAGTCTCGCCATCAAAAGTAATAGTAATGTCTGTGCCAGCCGTAGCTGCACCAAATGTTAATCCATTACCAAGTAGTTTAGTAATAGGTCCACCTTCAGCAGCAGTGCCATCATGTGTGTGACCTGTGCTGGCAACAAAGGCCGCAAGAAGCTGATTAAATTCATCGTTGGTGTGTGCGGCAGTAATAACATCTCCATCAGTGTAGGAGGACTGCCTAGTATAAGTATCACCCATTTATCTTCTCTCTCCTAGTTGATATTCTAATTGAAATCCTTTTAACGAATAGGGTGCTGTCTCTGCACTATCTTCTACTCGTAGTGCTACTGCAAATCCTGATCCCTCTACGGACTGCCTTACTAGCGGTTGTGATGCACCACCATAAATAGGTGTGCCATAAACAGATGTTCCATACAAAGCCACAACATCTTCAGAGTCTAGTGGATATGCAGCAGGTCTTGATGAATTTGCCGATTCATAGTCGTATCTAATAATTAAATTAGAACTAATAGCTGCTTCAGGTTTATAGTTAATAATAACTCGCTGCATGTTTTTACGAACACCGGGGTCATTCATAGTTAAGTCGGGGCTTCTGTACCGTCCAAATATTACAGTGCCATCAAAGGTGTTGCCAGATTCTTGTCTATAAACATATCCTGTTGAGTATGCACCATGCAAAACAATTACATTACCCTCAGATACAAAACTATCTGTACACGCCGGACGTATTCCCTGCAGTTCAGAAAACTCAAACCTTTGTCCTTTTAGCACACATATAATACCTTTACTAAGATTTTCTCCTACCGATGCTTTTGTAAAAAATATTCTGTACTGTGTCTTGTCAGGTATAACAGTAGATACAAACTCTGATGCACTACTTATATTATCATTAAATATAGACTGCACGTTAGAACTTATAGTACCAAGTTCCACGTCACCAATCCTTGCTGTACCTGCAATTGTACGCAACCCGTCAGGGCCAAGAAAGATAAGATCACCAGCAAATTCTTGAATGGTGTTACCATTTATACAACCAATGTCACGTGTAATAGGAGTTATAACAAAATCAGAACTTGATGTTCCACTTAATTTAAATATACGAGTTTCACAGAAAATAAATAAATCTTCGCGGAAAACTTTAAGTCCTGTTATAGTGTCGTCTACATTAATAGTGCCAGCACCAGAACCACTACTAAAAGCATCTTCATCTGCTGGCTGACTAAATACTACAGTCTGTGGTATGGTAGATTTACCAGCATAAAACATGTGGTTTTTAAATGAAGCTACAAACTTAGCACCAGCTACATCGCTCTCACTTACATCTGTTGCGGATAAAGAACTGTTAAATACTGTAGGTGCATTTGTACCATCAACAACAACTATTTTATCTGTACCATTAAAGTTAAAGCGTTCAAAGTTATATATACCTGCGCCTGTTCTGCCACTATCAATAGAAGACCAACTTGATCCACCGGGGTCTGCGCTAAATATAGACGTGCCTCTGGCTGCTAATACCTTGCTACCAAATGTAGCTACCATAAGAACTTTTTCAGAGGCAGAAGCAGTTTGTGGAACTATAGCAGACACATACTTAGAGAACCCACTAATTCTTCTATAACCACCCTCAATGTCTGGCTCAAAATTACGTAGTTCTAGTGCCTCACCCGGCTGCATCAAAAAGGTAGAACGATTTAATATTAAACCGCCTTCACAGTTAAATGCGTTAGGTTGTACTGCTGACATTAGTTAGCCCTTACATTACTAGAACTTCTTGAATTACCTGTGTAGGGTATATATGTTGATCTAACATATTCAAATTTATTTATTAGAAGTGTCTGCATATTTTTAATACCCTGCTCAAATCTAGCAAAAGCAATACCATACTGTTGTGATTCACCACGGTACTGATATATGTAAGATACAGCACCATCTATAACTATGGGTGAAAACCTATCAGGTATAGATGTAGTATCTCCATGTGCAGACAAGTCACTAGGAAAAGTAAAATAGTCATATTTTAGTGTAAGTTCTTTATCTGGATATGGATATAACAAATAGTTATTATCTAATGTTCTAACAATAAAAGATGGTGTATCTCCAGAATCAAACTGTGCTACTTGAACACCGCTGGCATGAGTTGCAGCAGTTGTACTTTCTGCGCCTCTAGTACATCCCGTAAGATCATTACCTAATATACCAGTATAAGTTACAATTTCACTACCGATATAAACTTTACCCGTAGAGTCAAAGCCTGTTGTTGATGTAAGTGTTAATGTTGTTACAGAACTTGAATGCGAACCATTCAATGTCGTTGCTGTTATTTCGTCTTCTTGTGTAATAAAATGATTTATATATTCGTTGTAATCTAGTTTATTTAGTCTGCCACCAGAAATAGCATTATCAATGTCTTTAACTATTCTAAATGTATTATAGTCTAAAGATTTAGCATCTGTTGGAATACTATAACGAACTGTACCCGGAACCAATGTTTCACTTTTAGTAGAGTGATTAAATGGATAATTAAATTCACGTTGATTAATATATCTAATAGCTTCATTAACAGCATTCTTAGCTTGAGTCTGAACACCACGTGCTGAACTAAAATTAGCAGAAGTCAACTCTACTTCGTTTAATTTAACTAGTACTTTGTTTGTCAATGTAAGAAATGTTTCAGCCATTATTCATCCTTAAGATAAGTTAGGAGGGCAGCTTATACCGCCCCCCTATATTATTTAGGCTAGTGTATCCCGATCTACCTCATCAGCACCAAATTGTGATGCTGGTTGACTTGTACAGTCAATACAAATAGCAAACATGCGAAGTGAACCGCCTGTTGTTGTACCTGTCATTGCTTGAATTTCAAGATCAAGGGTATCGGTAGCATTAACCATTACAGGACCGCCTTCAGCGGAAGCTGCAAAGTCACCTACAGATGCAGCATCAAAGTCAAAACCGTCAACAAAGTTGTCAAGGTCTCCACCGGTAATACCAAAGTCAAAGTCAGTATTAGATGATGTACCAGCATGTGCTGTTAGTACTTCCAGACCAGCATGAAGAATCAAAGTATTCGCAGGAATAGTCAAACCCGGAATAACATCGTTAGCTGCAAGTGCTGTGCCTTTATCTGCAGTCGCTAGAGCAAAGTCAAGTACTCCTTCAATCATGTAAGGAACACCCGGAGATGCCTGACCTGAACGACCGTAAATGTTAACAGTGGAAGTTGTTTGTGCGCCTAGTGCCATTTTTCAATCTCCCTATGCTAAGTGGTAAATGGCGTTGACAAGTGCTTCAGGACGAAGAATCTTGCGGCCATACAAATGCATACCACGAACAATGTCAGCAAAGCTGTCAGGGTCACGATATGTCTCAGTCTTATTAATCTGCTCTGCAGTTGCAACAGCAGATGAATGACCAGCTACAATCACACCAAAGTTGGTAGAAGAGTTCGTGCCAGTAGTGGACGGACCTGTACCAAGTGTAGGTAGATTGTTAGAAGTGTACACAGTGAAACCATGAATCTGCGTACCAACTTGACCATTCTGGAGTCCAGAACCACCAAAGTCAGCGTTAAACAGACGAGAATCCTCATCTTTCAACAGTTCCATGAACACTGGATCAACAACAAGCCAACGACCTTGTGAGTCTACATTCTGCTGATCCAGCAGACGAGACATACGAGCGATTACTGTTAGCGGGAAAGTATCACCAGCAGCAGGAGTTGAGTCTGTTGCTCCACCTGTACGTGGCTGAAGTGCTAGTGCATCACCAGACGAACCACCAAAGGAAGCAGCATCAATCTTCATAGAAGAAAGAAGTTCATCTGTACCTGCGGTAGAAACGGCTATTGAACCGTTAACAGTAGTGTTTACTGCACTTGCATTTGCATGAAGTGCGGCTTGTTTGTAACCAGACATGTAACCAAGAACATCTTGGTCAAACTGATCAGCAAGGCGATATGCAGCACGGTCACTTGCAAGTGATTGGAAGTTTACGTGTGAATGCGCCTCTTCAATGTCATCAACCTTAAATGCATAGTAGTTAGCTTTGTCAATTGTAAGGCTGAAGTCTTCATCGTCAAGGTCTTGTGGTGTGATCGGCGCACCACGGGTATAAGCCTTAACTGTAATTTCTGGTTCTTTGATGATCTTAACGGAATCACCCATGTTAGCAATCTCTCCAAAGTAGTCAGAGTTAGTGATTGCTTCAGCAACAGCCGACTTGCGGAACGCAAGTTGCACCTGTTTGCTGTAAATTACGGGAGAAAAATTACCGTTAGGAAGATTACCATAACCAGTAGCGGTTGGAAATGCCATTGTTATGTCTCCTAAGTTAGCATTTTACAGATGCAAACTTACAAAACTTATTCAGAGGCTGATTTGCTTGGGTGCGTATTCCAGTAAGATGGCCTTCCTACTGTTCAACGGGCCTTGCTTGTCAGGTAATCCGTAAGACTTTGTTGTTTGCTGGATTGGAGTAAGTGGGTAGCGAACCTACTTACACCTTTGTTACATATAGTTATACGAAAAAATAACTATTTGTCAACACCTTTTTCTTTAGGTATTTCAATAAAATTCATATTCATACTGAAAGACCGTCTTTCACCTTTTGTGTAAAATGGATACACGCAGTGAAACAGTTGTGAAGGAAATACATAGAAGTCACCTATTTGTGGTTTTATTACAAAGTTGGTACAGCTATATCCTGCAGGAGTACCACTCGCAAACTGGATATGACCATTAGCGGGATGATGGTCTTCATAGTCCTTCTCCCACTCTTCTTCTATTCCTTCAGGTAGTTTTAAATACCCTACACACGATAGCCTAGAACCTGTATGTATGTGCAAGGGATTGTATTCGTTTTCAAATTGACGTACAAACCAACCAGAAACTATTTGTAGTCCGTAGTTGTATTTGTCATTATCTAATTTTTTATTGCCCATACTATTTCGGTCATCTGTATAGGCTTGATACATACCTACAAATTTACCTATACCTTCTTGGGCAATCCTAATAATTTCTTCATCAAACGCTAGTTCTTCAGATACTTTTCCTACTAGACTATCGGAGTAGTCAATTAACTTATCAGACATTTTGTCATTTAGTTTATTGACTAACTCCTCTGGCATACGAAAGTATCCCATAGTAGGACCGAAAGGAGCCATNAGATGAATATCTTTTTTAGGCTCAAAGATTACACTCATCGTGCTGACCCAGATACATCGTAGATAAATTTACCACTACGAATAGCATCCATAATTTCATCAGAACGTTTTTCATACTCTTGCGGAGACATTTTTTGTACGGCTGATTCTTTTATGTAGGTAGCAGTTTCATCACTTTGCGGTTTATTTCTTTTATTTTTTGGAGACACCGCCTCTGCTGCACCCTTATCGTCCTTATCCTTAGATTTTTTGCTAATGCCTTTATCTGATTTGTAAAGGTCAATGGCTCTGGCAGCGGAACGTGCATCATTATCATTTTCGTACAGTGCGTCTTGCACCCACTTAGGTTGTTCTTCAGCCCACTCGTGGAAATCATCACTGTCACGAATCTCATCAAAGTCTGGATGCATCTGCATTAGTGATGCTTCTGCTTTTTCTTTTGTAGCTGAGTTTTGCATGTCATCAATTACTTTAAGGCGTTCTTCAAGTGCGCTTGATTGCTCACGTGCCTTCTTCATTGCAATTGTTTCTACGATAGCTGCTACATCTGGATACTCTGCTGCCCATGTTTCAATGTCCTCATCAGACTTAGGTAGCTTCATTTCTTTTTTAGTTGCAGCACTAAGTTGAGATTTTAATGCCTCAAGTTCAGCTTTAAATTCTTCTGATTGTTTTTGTTGATGTCGGCGTAAATCAGAGTAGCGTTTTTTAAATGTTTTTTCTTCTGCGCCAGAAGGCTCAACTTCTTCTGGTTCAGTTTCTTCTACCTCACCTTTTTGTTCTTTAATAAGTTGCTCTAGTTCTTCTTCTTCCATTTGGCGTTTTTCTTCGTTATTATATTTACGGTTTGCAAACGCTACTTTTTTTTGCGGCTGCATTTCTTCAGCCATAATTTCTTCTTGTGCCATTGTTTATTCTCCTCGTTGGGGCCACCGTAGCCATACACCTGTCGGGTAGATGGGGGATGAGTAGCCAACATATTGTAGATTATTTTTTAGAAGCTAATCCACCACGCTTCATTTTCTTTTTAGCTTTAGGTTTTGGTTTAGAAGCTAGGCCACCTTCATTAAAACCTCTACTATAATCTCCTGTGCTTACTGCTTCAGCAACTGCATTTGCTGTATAATCATCTGCAGCTTGTTGTGTTTCTTGAACCCCAGAATCTGCACTACTTTCATATTGATTAGCTAATTCTTGTCTTGCAGCAGCTTGCACATCTTTAATTTTTTGTTTTGTTTCTGCAATCTCTTGTTGTTTTTCTGTTATAGCCCGAACACGTTTTTCATTAGCTGCAACTGCAGCAGCCGTTTCTTTTCTGCGTTCTTCTTTTGATTTTGACATAAAATCTTCTGTCATAGATTTAGAACGACTTGTCAATCGTTTAGATTCTTTTAATTCTTCTAGTATTGAATTTGCTCTTTCTCCTTTAAATCCATTATTTTTTAAGGAATTATATGTAGGAGCGTTTACAGTAACTGTTTCACCATCTAAGGTAAATGTAGCTGTAGCACCTTCGGGAATACCTTCACCCGATATTAAACCCAATGCACCTTGAATAGAACCTGCAACACCCGGTAGTGTACCTGCATTATTAAAACTAACACCTACAAGAGTAGCATCTTTTTTCAATCCTGTACCATCAGAAAAACCACCTAACCCTATGCGTCCACCACCCGGACCATATATTTCTTCATCAGTAGGACCATAAGAGTCACGGTCTTCCCCACCTGTCTGTTCTTCACTAGAAACTCTTGTTGTTTCTACCCTAGTTGTTTCCGTTTCAGGAACAATCTCTTTAGGTACATAGTCTTCCTCACGCACAAATCCTTGTTTTATTTTTGTAACGCCGGGAATAAAAGTAATTAATTCTTTTTCTCCTGTTTCTTTATTGACAATAGTAATTGTTTGTGGTCCTCCCTGTGGAGGTTTCAAAAAATCACCAAAAGTTGTTTGTGGTTGTTCATACCTAACAGTAGGTGTAGCTGCTTGCTGTGATTGTTGTACAAACTGACGGGATGCTGCATCTGGTGCTGCTGTTGCTACGCCCGGCCTGTTGCCTTCTTCTGCAAATTGAGATGGTTGATAAAATATACCAGCATCTTGTGGAGTAACAACTCCACCCTCTTGCATTTCTTTTTTATCATTATACTCTTCTTCATCTTCGTTGTCAACAATAATTAAGTCCATCATACCAAAAGGTAGATCATCAGAAATAGTAGCTTCATCACTATTACCCATCTGACCCATCTCGTCCATCATCTTCAAACCTGTTTTAGCTTGTTGACGCATCATCATAAGTTTTTCAAGGCCAATGTAACGCACGACATCAGCAGGAAATACAAACTCTCCCTCACTCAACTGTGCAGGAATGTCATCTCGCACCTCTGCTTTAGACGAACCCGGTGGTACATCATTACCAGACACAGGGTCTATAGTGCCACCATCGTCTTCAAGACCGCCTTCGTCAAACATTTCCATTTGTTTATCCAGAGCCATTAATTTCATCCCTAAGTTGTTTTAGTCTACGTAATACTGCTATTGCACCTTGCTGTCTATGTAGTGCAATAGTATCTGTTGATTGTTCCATTACTTTGTGATGTTGCTCTATCGCATTATCCAAGTAATTATTGAATGCCTCCCATTGGTCCTTGTTGTTGACCATTGGCTTGAGGCGGCTGATCACCTGCTTGCGGTATTTGTCCTGATTCATTTCCACTAAATCCTTGCTCTCCCGGCACAGGAACCTGTCCAGTGCCTATTGTGCCGCCACCTGCACCAGTAGGGTCTAATGGGTTAGCCGCTGCCTGTGGGTTTTGTTGACCCGCCTGTGGCTGTGGTTGCTCCTGTTGGAACCCTTTCATAATTTCTGCCTGTAGTGCGGCTTCATCCATATTGTTGGTTACTTTGTCAGGGTCTAAGTCCATAGATTTTGCAATCTCACGGATTACATATTGGAACTTAGCAAAAGGTGCGAGTGCTGGGCTGCTTGCTACTTGTAGGAACTGCATTAAACGCTGGCTACGTACTTCGTTAGCCATAAGACTTTCTGTACCACGTGCCTTGACTTCTAGGTCGCCTTTGATTTCTTTATCAAAGTCAAACTGCATATTAAAACGAAAGAAACCCTCGCCTAATGGACGCAGTAAATAGTCATCTACGTTTTTAATAACTGTTTTTGTACCACCCTGTGCTGCACCCATAAGCATAGAGATACCTGATGCAGTACGGCCTACGCCAGTTATACCTGTTTGCCCATGAGCAAAAGATGGAAAACCTGTACTTTCATCTGCTAGTACACGTGCTTTATCAAATAACATCATATTTTCTTGTGACACATTAGGGAACTTAGTACCAAAGATAGCTTGACCCGGTGCGCCACCTTGCCTACGGAATATTTTACCCGGATACAGCGACAAGTCTTGGCCCGGTACAAGGTTTGTTTCATCTACCTCTACAATCAAGTTACCAGACAATACAGCATTATCAACAGCCATACGCATAAAGCCATTCATTAGTGTCTGCGTATCGTCCATATTTTCTGCAATGCCAATACCAAAGAACGAGTATGGATTCAATTCATATGGAGCAGCATGATAAGGAATCTTGCTAGGTTTAAATGGGTTAAGAACCATACGAATAAGTTTGTTGTTACACACCCAGATGTTTGCTTGTAATTCGTCAAAGTCTTTTAGTTCTTCTGGAATTTCTATACCCTGATCCATAAGCATTTCAGTATCGCACATACCCCAGTACTCAAGAACTTCAAAACGATCAATACCATGTTCAGGTGCATAATCAGATAGGTCATCTTCCCAATACTTTTTAGTATAGTTTTCTCCAAACGAGATACACTCATCAATTACAGAGTCACGAAAGTAAGGACGTTTTTTTAGTCCACGCAATTGTGAACGTGACATTTTGTGTCTTTCAATTACAAACTGTGCCTCATCCATGCTATTTGCATCAGGGTCAGGATAAAAATCCCAACATGATACATGTTCAACTTGTGGAACGGTTTTAAACATTGGATCATATTCACCATCATCTCCCCACTTTGGATACTCTTTATCCGTAGCAAATGGACCCTTCATTACACCCGTTCCAAACAACGCCATTTCAAATGCTGCATTGCGTAGATGTTTAGATGCTCCTGACTCCTCTAGTTGGTCATGTATTTTTTTCTGCATCTTTTTAGCTGCAATCATAGCAGGGCTAAATGTAACTGCTGTAGGTGTTTTGCCCGGACCTTCTTTTAATTTGTCTTGCACAGGCTCTAGTTTGTTTTGTACTACACCTAGCTTCTCTTGTAGTGACTGTGCAGTAGAACCCGGTGGCAAATCATTTCCATCGCCAGCAAAACCATATGGGCTAGTAGATAGTGCAGTTTCCCCACGTAGTTGTTCTGGCTCTTGCGGATCAAAACTAACGTCCTCTACTACGCCTTCTGGTAGTTCAGTAGGCTCTACGGATAAAGGAAAACGCTGATTAGCAAACAAAACATCCACAATCTGTCCGTAAGCTGCCAACGTCTTTGTCTTAGTTACTTTAATAAACACACGAGACTTTTCTGCTTCAGTAAATTGTACGTCAGGACCATATAGACCACGATAATTACGATAGGCACGTAGCCAACGCTCTTCATCTGTATAACGATAATCTTCTGACCGTTGGTATCTTTCCATAATAAATGGAATCATACCTGATACATCGCTATCGTCAGTTACAGAATCTTCTGTATCTTCCAATGCAATTGCATCGTCTTCAATCATAATTTCTTCTTCGTTCATGGTGTTTCCTTAATACCCAAAGGTGCTGTCTGCAACAGGCATATTATTTCTTGGTCCTTGACCTGTATCAAAATCAAATACGTTAAACCTTGGTCTTGACATTATTCCATATCTCAAGGCATCATACAAATGGTCTTCACTATGCGTATCAATGTCTTCTGGATTTTTCTTATCCAAAGGGATGGACGGTAACTGTGATATGACATTTGTGCAGTTATTAAAGAAAACAAGTCTAGGTTCCTCTGTAAAATCATCTACCTGCAAACGTCTGTGTATTTCGTTTTTACCTGCTACACGACTACCACGGCTTCTATCTGATGGTCTCCACCTGCATCCTCTACTAATCATTTGTTCTGCAAGGCTAGGACCAGTATCCCCACGTTTATGCCACAAAGAAGAATCAAGCACACCGTACCGAATACCACCATCTCCTGCTTCTGCCTCTAATATCATATCTGCCAAATCTGTGGCGAGGACTTTAGTAACATAGAGTTCTCTATATACAATAAGTTGTTCGTCCGGCGCAACAGCAAACCAAACAACACCAGACTTACTACCATAACCGTAATCGCAAGCCCTAAACTTAACCCAATTGTTAGGTATATCAAAAGGCTCAGTAACGTGAATGTTACGGTCAAACTCAGTAAAAGCTGCACCTTCTTTAATATCCCAATCTCCGTCAAGGAGTTGTCTTCTTTGTTGCTCTGGCATGGAGAGTAGCATGGCTTCGTAGTCACCCGACTCTGCCAGATAAGGATTGTCAGATAGTCTTGCTGGGATAAATCGCCGTTTAAATAATGGCCTTCCAGCTTTTTTATGTCCTGCAGGGTATCGTAATACTTCTCCTGTTTCACTATCTGTTGCATCAAACGGCCTATTATACGGTGCAGGGTTAATAAACATACTCTTAACCCAATGATGTCCCCGACCACCGGGGTTAGTTGTTGCTCTCATGTAGATAGGCAAGTCAGGTGCAGT